CGTCAACGATGTTGTAATCAATAAACTTTTGCCAATCTTTTGTATAAAAATCTTTGAAGTTCTCAAACTCATTGTGGTCAACTTTTCTTTGACCGAGTTCAACAAATGCAATGTGATCTAGACGATATGATTCTTGATTTGTATAAGTAAATTTCTTATAGAGATCAAGATAATCCACGACATTAATACCATACATGTTGTACAGTATTTGTTGACGACCTTTTATTTCCATCTCTTCTCTATGCACGATGTTCCATGGAGACAGCTGCTTCATTTCTTTCTCACCAAACAACCTCTCCATACGTCCACAGATATATGGTACGTCATAAAGTTCTACGTTCCACCCCGTGAGAATATCTGGGAAATTAGTAATCCAATAGTCAAGAAAACAACGGAGCAAATGTTCTTCACCGTCACATAGAATATAACTAACGTCATCTCTAGTGTTTTTATACGGTCTGGTACCCCATACGATGATCTTACGGGTGATATGGTCTTGGACTGTAATGCTAAGAAGAGGTTGCGAGCATTCCTGCACGTTAGGAAAGCCATTTTCACATGCCACCTCGATATCAAGAGATGTAATTTTAAGACTTTTAAGGTCGTACTCAACTTCCTTCGGAAACTCTTTCGATATGAATTGATAGAGATACCTGTCATAACCATGAACCTCGAAATTTTGTATGTCAGCGTACTTCTCTCTGAAAGCACGTGCTTCTTTGATTGATTCAAACCTTATCGGTTTGGCATACCTACCATCAAGAGTTTTGTGCTTAGTCTTTTTATCTGTGACAATAAAAAGTGTTGGAGAAAACTTAAACTTACGTTGAATACGTTGTCCATTCTCGTATCCAAGATAAAGCAAGTTGTCTCCAACCATTTGAATGTTAGTATAGAAACTCATTTAGTAACGATCTCGTATTTCTTTTTGATTTCGTTTGTCGGTTCTACTATTGTAGCAAGAGTTTCAGAATAAAGCAACACGTCTGTATCTGTTGTGTAACGTGGCCAAGGTTCTAATGTACCATCATCCTTAATGAGATAAGGATCTTCCAGATGGCAATTAGGTTCCTCGTCAAGTTGTTCCACTTTGGATATCAGGTGTATTCCCGATCTCAGGATCACTACCATCACTTCCATCATCATCCTCCAATAATTTTTCTGCTTCTTTAAAGATGTCTTCCATGTCTAAGTCATCATCAAAAGTACCTGCAATGGCATCTTCATGTTTCTTGAAGTTTTCATTGTAAAATTCTTCCTTAATGGCATTAACATATTGTTCAGCGATACTATCCAAAGGAGCGTATGCTGTAATCACATGAGAACCAGGTAGAAAGAAATCTCTATCCTTACTCAGTGGTGCCCATGGAAACCATGATACTTGATAACCTTTAGTTCTGTCAAGCACAATACCACCCTCAGCGTCAGAGACAATCTCTAGACGAAAGGGTTTGTGTAACTTAAAACCAACAGGGTCTTTAGTCTCAGGATCAAAGACCTCCTGTACTTCAGTTATAATCTCTTCACCTGATCTTAATAATAAAAGCGAAACGCTCATTCTACACTACCGCCCATCTTGCGTACATTAGTAATGTATGTATCACGCAAACTTGGGACAGGTTCTAGGATAGTCACAACCATATTATGATTGATTGCTATTCTAGTTTCTGGTGTGAGAGGGCACCATGGAGAGTAGTGTACTTTGACTTCTGGATCTTGTACTACTCCAGTAGTTCCATCTGTCTTAGGTTTTTCGTACTCTACTAGGTAAGGGTAGTTAAAGATATATGCTTGACGTTGATTATTAGTCTTATCAACTGCTTCTTGTAAATCTGTAATAACTTGATCACCATTGTGAAGTATAACAACTTTAATCCTATCAGGATTAACAAGTGTATTCTCAATACCTTGGGGAGTTACATTAATTGGTTCTTTCTTTTTTGCCATTCTCGCTAGCTCTTATATAAACATTATAAAGGAGGGGTCAACGTTTGTCAACCCCTCCTATGTAGGACTAGATAAAATCCTTTCTAGCGTGATGCTCTGGAACTACTTTTCCCAGTTGTACCACGAGCAATCCGTCTGTGAATTCGACTCCTCGTATTTCGGTATCATCTGAGAGTGTCCAGACCCTAGAGAAGTCCCTTGCGGCCACTCCTCTATGTCTAAATGTTCTATCATCCTCCTGTTTTTCTTTTGTGCCTTGGACATGTAATTTTCCAAACTCCGTAAAGACTTTGAGCTCATCTTTTTTGAAGCCCGCCAAGGCAACTTCCAACCTCGATTCCACATTGTTGATTTCGATAATGTTATATGGCGGGTAGTTAGATGTAGTGTCTACTCCATCCCAGAATCGATTGAGGTATTCGTCCATGCCTATGCTGTTACGATTAATCTTCTCTATAAGTTCTGGAAGATTTGCAGCATGGTATCTTGCTAAGTTCATAGTAGTTCTCCTTAAATAAGCGAGTGTTAATTTGTGTACCCGAAGCGTACATACTTATTTAAGCACGAACCATAAAAAAGGGGTATGGTATAAACCGATACTATACGTTCGGTTAATCCTCCTTCTTCTTTCCAATGTTGTATTTGCTCTCTAATGTCCAGTCTCCTTTCTCTTTATAAGCAAGGACTTTTATCTGACTTAGAGGTGCTACGTCTGCTATAACTTCTTTAGCGTTGATGGATACTAATCCCCAATCGCTTAGTAACTGTACTATACGATTACGACGTTGTACATCATTTGTACTTAGGTTTGCCTTCTTACCATCAAGAGCAAACAGTTCTTTAAAATGTACGATGTAATATCTACCCTGTTTGTGAAGGATGTGACACGATTGATATAACTTCTTTTCTTTACGTGAAGCTACTCCAATACGTGTTAATGTTTCTCTAACTTTAAGGAAGTCATCGGGTTCCTTCAACCCAACTTCCACCATCTGTTCAGCAGTCCAGATGACCTCTTCGATCGCACTCATCTTTTTCCTCCCATGTCATATTTGTTATGTAAAAATTCAATTTGAGATTTGGTTAGAAGAGTTAATGCGACCTTTGCTTTCTCGTTACTATAACCATAGTGTTTTTTGACCAGATCCAAGTCATTGACTTGTTCCTTCTTCAACCACGGGGAAAACCTTTTCTTTTTCCTCAAAGTATATAGGTAGAATGAATACTGCATGTCCTTATCGGCATGAGCATTCAAATTCATTTCGTTCGCAAATAAGATACTATCAAGAGTACCAGACAAGCATCTATTAACGATGTAAGGAGGATAAGAAGATATCGCTGAAGGGTCATCAGCAAGGAGATCCTTCTTACTGAAGTTGACAGAGTTAAGCCAGTCTTTAAGTTCATACTTCATTGATTAAGGGAGTAAGGTTTCCAACACCAGTGCCGAAGACACGTTTTCTACGAGTAACACCTCTCACTCTCCCTCTAGTCTCTGCCATATTTGACGTATGAGTTCCCCATCTTAAATTGTCAACATGATTACATCTATGTCCTTTAGAACCATGACATATCTCTTCACCAGGAAGAGGTGGTCTCATGAAGCAATCAGCAACCATCAGATGTACAGATCTTGTTGTCTGTTTTATTTTATTACCATCTTCATCATGATGAGAAACATTCACACAGTAGTAATAATACTTTCTGTCTAATTGATTTCCCTGTAAACCATAATTTAATTTAATGGCTCCCCATTCGTTGACCTCACCCCATCTACCTGTGTGATCATAAGGACCTGGTGTACGATATATGGCTTCACCATCTCTACTTACGTAGTATCTTTTAAATACTGGATGTTGGACTACACCTTCTGGTGGAGTTAAATTTGGAAATAAGTTTACCTTTTGTGTTAATGCCATTACCAAACCCTCACAGGACCGACAACACCAGTTTCAGAATTGTTTATTCTGTAAATCATAGTCTTACCTTGTTTTGTATTGCAGTGGATCTCACCGCCTTGTATAATTGCAGTAGCGATGTCACTACCGAATGTAGAGTATGCACCTCTACGTGTGTGATACAGTTGTGCCTTACCTGATGGCAGTACACGAACCCCCAAACTTCCCATAATTTGTTAATACTAATTCACGACGTTTGTGTTGATCCTCCATGTAAGTACCTGTGGATCTCATTGTATAAGTATGAGCGAAATCATACTGACACCACTCTAGAAATCTTTGAATGATCTCAGGGTGGTTGTTATAACTTATCATAACATTACATAAGCATTTGTCCATAGTGTCTGCAAACCTTGCATGATCAAATCCTTTATGCTTATCACCCTTATGTCCATACAGAGCATCCTTAATATCATAAGGAGGATCTGCATAGATGAAAGTTAACGTTTCATCGGAAACGAGTTCCTCGTAGGAAAGGTTAGTAATCTTCCATCGTTGGATGAGTTCGCTATATTCTGGCAATCTCTCAATTCCCCGAATGGAGAAGTTGGAGTTGCTGGCTGCTTTTGAGAATGAGCTGCTCTCTGTAAGACCACTGAAAGAACACTTATTAATAATATAAAAAAGGACCGCTCTATCCTTCGGGTCAATGTCAGTTTCATTTAGTTTCTCCTTTGCATCTAAAAATAATATCTTTGCTGATTCTTCATCAGGATGAAAGTTCTTTACTCTCATCAACTCACGATGAAGATAGTCACCATGGTCTCTTAACTGAACCCAGAAATTATACAATGGTTCATATAAATCATTGACCCAAATAGGTACCTCCTCAGGTAACCTTCTAGTCATTTCTATAGCCATGCTACCACCGCCTAGAAATGGTTCACGATACTCTGTAATCTCTCTACTAGGCAACCACTGTAATAACTTTGGAACTGCCCTAGATTTGCCACCAGGATATCTTAGAGGGGTTTTAAGTTTCATTCTTCAACACACTCCAATTCTTCTATTGCATCTACTGGAACCTCATTACCATCAATACTATACCAGTGTTGTGGCATACCAATACTATCTTTCCTAACACCTAAGTATGCAAGATCACTAAAAGAATTCTCTCTTAGCATTGCCTGTAATCTCCAATGTATAAGTTCAGACTTCTTCATCGACTTCTAACCAGATAATATAATCATCAGGATCCAACTCAGTTAGATCTATTTGATCACGATTAAAATCACCTGTTGGAGGAGGAACTAGTGGTTCGTATCTACCTCTAGGGTATTGAGGAATTAATGCTTCAACTGCTGTGTCGAACCATCTATTCATGGACTTTGCCATAGCACGATATGATGTACCAACATAAAGTTGACCACCTACGACAGCAACTGTTGCTGCACCCCAGAACATATAATAAAATCTAGATTTCATTTGTGCTCTGATCTTTTCACGTTTACTCATAATACTCATTTGAATTCACACTCCACCATTAGTTCAGTAAGTGCTGCTAATAAATTTATTTCTTGATCTGCTACGAAAGCAGATTGATATTGATATTTGGATATTATTAAAACCGCTTGAGGTATACTCTGTGGTTTCAATGCATCATACAAATTATCATATACTGTTCTTAGTATAGCATTAGGATCATTATCCAAGTTACTGTTAACCCACTTACGTGCAACAGAGAACTCCTTGTTTTTTAATGATGATAATAACTCACCAAGTTTGACGTTATTTAGTACCGCCAGAATGCCAGTGTCGATATTCCCCGTCGAAGAATACCTCTGGAGTTCGTTGAGTGTTCTTCGGAAGTCTGGGAAGTATTTCTGGACGACCTCAGCGACCACCGCATTATCAAACCGTACATTTTCTCTGGTAAGAATATCACGACATCGCTCAAAAAATTGTGCTGCGATCTGTTGTTTGTTCTTTCCTCGGACATTGCAATCAATAACGGTAGTTCTAGAATGTAGTGGTTCAATAATCTTGTTCTTAAAATTACAGGTAAAAATAAACCTGCAGTTCTTTTGGAACTCTTCTATTGAAGCACGTAACAATAACTGTACATCATGCGTAGTGTTATCTGCTTCATCTATGATGATCACCTTATGTTTAGATGATGATACCAGAGATACAGTTGAAGCAAACTGTTTAGCATGGTTACGTACAGTGTCAAGAAAGCGACCCTCATCTGATCCATTGATCACATAAGAATCAACTCCTAGTTCATGGCATAATGCTTTTGCCACCGTGGTTTTGCCTATGCCAGCAGTACCACACAGGAGTAAGTTAGGTACTTCTCCATTGGTAACAAAAGATTGAAACGTATTCTTTAAATCGGATGGGAGAATACATTCATCAATAGTTTGTGGACGATACTTTTCGACCCACAGAAAATCATCCTTCATACTTACTATCAGGTTCTAGTGCGATGAGATACTCAAGATCTCTGTTGCTATCTCTGAATAGAGATGCGTTGTCTCTACTAATAGTAACCTCATAATCACCAGGTAGCAACTTAAGGTTTTCAACTTTAAAGTTGAAGCAAAATTCTTTGTCGGTAATCCCTACCTTGACAGCATAACTGTTGGATGTGTCATTCTTCTTGTCACGTACGACAAGTTTAACACTAGCACCATCACCAACAACTGCTAGATCTTCGATCTGATAAATTGCTGCTGCCTTAATGATGTTAGAGATGTCACTCCATGCCACAGTAAAGCATACATCCTTACTAGGAAGTTCAACCTTCTTCTCAGGAGGTTGAGTAATGGTAGAGGGATCAGCGAAGAAATATCTCGATTGGCATTTGCTATCTTTGATTACGACAAAGTTGTCATTCTCGAAATTGAAATCAGGATTTTCAAAAAGTGAGAGACCAGATAAGAATTCACTGAGATCATAGATAGCAAAAGTTTTTGGAAACTTCTCTTCAACAACCGCACGTGATAGTATATTCTTCTGTATGGATAGAGTGGATAACTCTGTACCTTCTTTGAAGCAGATTGATTGGTTGATGTTTGAGAAGTTCTTGAGAATGTCAAGTGTTCCTTTTGAAAGTTTCATTTACTAAAATAATATAATAGTACACAATAGTGCACCGCTTTAAGAATATCGTCTTGAGGACGACCTTTTTTATCGTACCTGCTTAGGTACTTAATTGCATTAGATCTGCAGAATGCTTCTGCGTCACCAATACTTTCGATTAGATCAAGTGTCTGGAAGTTACCGTTAGCATAATGCTGTGAGTAAGTACCTTTGATGTACTCCTTCGCTAGATCAAGTGTTTGATCTTCATTATACTTGCAAACAACATCACTGTCAACTGTTAGATCTACGTTACCCGAAGGAGCATAATACTCATAGGGGTTAAGTTCTTCATCTTCCATAGATTTGATAGGGTATTCCTCGTCTAGGGTTCCACTCAAAATGGAACCCGCTAAACTCCATGCATTAATCATATCAGTTTTTCTCTTCAAAGTCAACATCTGCATCCACCTTGTCATATAACTCTTGGAATGCTTGCTTAGTTTCCTCATCGAAACGAGAGATACAAGTAGTGATTGCCTTAGCACGATTACCAAAGATCTGGTATGCTCTGACGATGTGTACAAGTCTACGTGTACTGATGATCTCATCAATACCACCATCGAAGAATGTCTTACGGATGATGTCTGCCCAATCAACTAACTTCTTATTGAAGTCATCGTTAGGGTTAAGAAGTTCAAGGATCTTCTGCTCTGATACAGGAGATGGATACTGTTGCTCGAAAGTAACAGGGAACCTCTCTAGGAATGCTTCGTTCAATACGTTAGTACCTACGAACCTACCATCGTCAGAACCTTTACCCTTAGTGTTAGCAGTTGCAACAACTGTGAACCCTTGAGCAGGTTGTACGAACTTACCTATCTTCTTAAGGAAGACACCCTTACCTTCTAGGATAGATTGTAAGCATAAGATCTTGTTAGATGCTAGGTCTATCTCGTCAAGTAATAGAACTGCACCTCTTTCAAGTGCTTCTACCACAGGACCGTTATGCCATACTGTGTTGCCATCAACTAATCTGAAACCACCGATGAGATCATCCTCATCTGTTTCGATAGAGATGTTAACTCTGATGAGTTCTCTGTTTGCCTGAGCACATGCCTGTTCCACAGAGAATGTCTTACCGTTGCCAGATAAACCTGTGATGAACATTGGATAGAATAACTTAGAAGAAATAATCTTCTTGACATCGTTAAAGTTACCAAATTTAACGAAGGTAGTATCGGCACTAGGTACTAAGTTACGCTCTACTGAGGGCAATACAGAGGGTGTTGACAATGCTTTCTCAAGGATCTCTCTTCCTTCAGTTACAGTTAGGTTCCATGAACCCTTCTTAACTTTGAATGCATTTAACTTACGTGCAACTGTAGCGTATGCACAATCGTTTGCTCTTGCAAACTTCTTCACATGAGATGCATCTATCTCACTACCGAATTCGTTGCGGAGTTCATCAATGAAGTTGACGGATAGTTTTCTCTCGAATGCCATAATAAAAAAATCAAATTTGTTGTGTATGTATTAATAATACCAAATAAAAGACCCCTGTGTAGGGGTCGTGTGCCACTTTGTCAAGTGGTTTTATGCGATACGCTCAATGAAGGAAGATAGGATCTTCTTATTCATTTTCTTACCCTTAAGAGACTTAGTGAATGCTCTCTTGATGTCTGCCTTGGTAGGATCTTCTTTCTCAATAGTAAACTCATCGTCTGTATTGAGTGCAGATATTGCTAGAGCATACTGTACAGTGTATGCAGAAGATAAGCATATGAAAGATCTAGTCTTCTTCCACTCTCTGTCTGCATCTGCCCATGCAGTGTTATCGTTAAGGTCACCATCGAACTCATAACCTAAGCATGATCTCTTAAATCTGTACCAGTCATTACCTGTAATAAGTCTGATGTTCATGAACTCACACTCAGGAAATCTGTCACGTAGTTGATAGATGAATGTATCTGTCTGATCATATCTGTCAGGATTGAATTTGTATTGCTTACCAGTTTGACGGTCACGTAAGATAGAATGTGTATTGCAGTTTCTAGAGATAACACTAGTTTCACCGTTGTAATCTGAAACAACCTTCTTACCATATCTTAGTGTGTAACCTTCGCCATCAGTTAGATTGATAACGTGTACTTTCTGAGAACCAGTTCTCTTCTTGAATGATGGGATGATAGAGTTTAAAGAAACAACTGCTTCGTTTAATGGAGTACCACCTAGGTTCATCTTATGAGGTACACCGCAACTTGTATGGTATTTGAATGATGATGCAAGACGGAATAGGTTTTGTGCTTGTCTGTCATGAGATCTATTGTTAGTACCACTTGATAGAACGTTAAGCATACGGAAGTCACGCATAATGAGTTTACCTTCACTCTCAGGATCTTCATGGTACTTATGATCATCTTTCTCAAAGTTATCAGAGAAAAGATATACATCATAAGCAATACCAACTTTACGACAGAATGATACTAGAGTAAGTACTTGCTTGATAGTATCTTGGATACAGTTGGACATAGAACCAGACCAATCAACATTGAAAATTAATCCGTGGTTCTTACCCTCAGGTATAGTAGTTACTTTTCTGAAGATGTCATCATTGTACTTGTATGTGTGTAACTTAGTAGTATCAAGAACACCAGTTCTAGATGTAGTAGCACGAGCATAACTGTCTGCTGCCTTCTTCATCTCAAACTCTTTAACAAGATAGTTAACTTCTTTGTTCTGTGAGATCTTGAACTTTCTGTACTCAGCATCAGTGTTGTCAATGTTCTTAGTATACTCTCTTGCCATGTGTAACTCATACTCATCAGAGAACTCTTTGTTATGTCTAAGGTTCTCTTTCTGTGTGTAGAAGTCATTCATTATGTCACTAACTTCTTTGTTAGATACGAAGAACTTACTAGAGATAGTCTTAGGTAACTCAATGTAATCATACTCTTGACCCTGAGAATTAGCAAGACTTTTTAATCCTTCAGTAAGAGCATCTAATGTTTCTACAGTTGGTACAAACTCTTGAGGTTCCTCTGTGTTTCTACCGACTTCTTTACCATGTGCTGCTTTTGGTTGAGGTTTCACTTCACCTTCTTCCTTGTTATCTTCTTTACCTTCAGATGGTTTAGGTGTACGACCTTCAGATAAATCTTCTAACTCATTACCACCATCAGTAATATCATTGTCTCCCTGTGCTGAAGGAAGTTCAACCTCTTCTTCTTTCTCTTCCTGTTTCTTCTCCCACTGCTCTTTCATGAATGCACAGATCTCTTTAGAAAGTTCAATTACATCCTCGAATGTTTCTAGTGCATCACACTTAGCAAGGAATGGTTTCTCTTCATCATTGAACTCAACATCAACAAAGTTACCGATCTTGTACTGTAAATTTATTCTGTCAATAAGATTGAGTAGATCAATATCCTTATCTTGGATTTGGAAGAAGTCTTGATCAGCAAGAATTTTATAACCTCTGTAAAATGTTTTAGGGATACCTTCATATCTTCTCTTCATTAACTTCTCGATACGAACGTCCTCTATGCAATTGACAAACTGCATTGGAACCTCTTTAAGAAAGTCCCACTCATTAGGAGTGTATAGTGCATGACCTACCTCATGTGCAATCAGACTATCAATAACCTCTGCCTGATCATGCTCCCAGATAGGTAGAGTTAGAACTCTAGTCTCAACATTAAACTGTGCAGTTTCTACTGCTCTGTTTTCTACTATTAGATCCTCTTGAGCAAGGAGTTTAGCAAGTGATTCTTTAACGAGGTTCATTTCGGTTTTGTTTTGTATACACCTATGATAGCAAAAAACCGCCCCTTGGGACGGTTGAGTAGACACTTTGTCAACTGGTTGCGTCGCTTCCTTGCTTGACGCAATGCCTGTGGTTTGAGGTGGCGTTTCTGTTCCTTCTTGGAATGATGCTGCCAGTTTGGTACGTTCATAGGATCAATCCAAATACTATAGAGTATCTATATAGGTACTCTTTTGTGGGTCCTAATCCTCTGTGGGGGTAGTGAGATGGGAAGACTATGATCCTACCAGGTTCATACTCATACTCCTCTAGCATTTCTGATTTGTCCTCAGAAAAGATTTGGAATTTACCACCCCACTCTTTTTCCCATGTCGGGTTAGGCATTACCATTATAGTATGCTGAGAGCGATCTGTGGGACCATTGCTGTCAATATGTAACGTTCCGTCACATCCGCTATGCTGAAGGTTCACATCTATCCTGTTGAGATAGACACGTGTACTGTCTAAGTCAAGTAATCTGCATAGATGCTCAAACATTTTAAAGAAGGTAGGAGCATTCTCGTTATCCAGATATGATATTATATTAGGATGGTTCCTCATAAAGATAGAAGAACCAAATAACCTGTGACTACCTTCCTGATGGTATGGCCACGTAAAAGAATTTGCAACGTTGCAAGCTCTATATCTTAACTTACCTTGGAGGATAGTAAAGATATCATGGAGATATTTTATGTCAAACTTATTATCGTATACTCTAGCAAGCACTATCTTTTCTAAATGTGATCTGATTGTCACCACCTAAGTTAGCAGTCCATGTTGTATTAGCATGGAAGTGTTCTAGGATGTGATCTAACTTATGGTTAAGTGCATCCATCTTAGCAAGCATGTCAAGTCTATCCTGTCTTGACCAGTCATGTTCAACATAAGTGTCTGGATGTAGTCCACCATTTAAGGATACCTTATCACCATAATTCATCTCAGGTTTAGTTGGAGTTTCTCCTATACCTGATTCAAATAAATGCTTTTGATCCTCTGGTACATCTGTGCCTGTTGTCTGTGCTGTTTCAGATGTGATCTCTTTACCAGGTACTGCACCTGATGATGTCATTACGTGTTTCCCACTATGAGGAACGTCGTTGTAAATGCTCATGTTACTCTTCCTTTGAAATTACTGAGAAGTTTTGTTTCTTTTCTACCTGTAAGGTTGAAGCGAACTTGTCTTGTAATGATTCTGTTTTATGAGAGATCACAAAGACATTAGTGTTATCGGATACTGTATGTAGTATCTTGAGGAAATCATCAGTACCTTGTCCATCCAATGAACTGTCGAAGATTTCATCTAAGATTAAAAGATTAGTGTTAGCACTGTTCTTCATCTTAGCAATAGTTCTCCAAGTGAATAGTAGAGCAAGGTCAATCCTCATCTTCTCTCCTTCAGAGAAAGAAGAATAAGTAAACTCATCTCTGAACCTAGACTTAATAGTTTCCTCAAAGTTTTCATTAAGATCGAATGACACATAGAAGTCTAGTTCCTTGAGGTATCTGTTTACCAACTGGTTCATAACTGGAAGATACTTCTTAATGATAACTGATTTGATACCAGTATCCCTGAGCATATTAGAAACGACATCGTAGTCGTCCCTTGTCTTTCTACTGTCAAGTAGGGATTCCTCTACCTTCATTCCATCTTTGGCAATCTCTTTTAATTTTTCTTTCTCTTTCTTTAGAGAGACAACCGTACCTGTATTAATTTTCTCTTCTATATCTTGTATCTGTTTTTTCTTCCATTGTATTTCTTTATTGTAAGAACTGATCGTGTCATTAATATCTTTTATTTCATTGTTTATAATCTGTCTCTCACTAATTTTCTCCAGTAGGATATCAAGTTTCTGTTGCAATGCTACTGATGCATCATCTAATTCTTTTAGTGAGACGTTTATAATTTTCTTCTTATCGTTCTTTAATTCTTCTGTAATTGCTTGGTGGCATGTGGGACAGTTATCATTCTTATCAAAGAACTTATATTCCTTATCAAAAGATTTCTTCTTAGTTTTAAATCTGTCCTGATATACTAGGAGTTCTGTCTGCTCCTTATCTAAGTCACCATATGCTTCTAAACTTTTTTCTTTAGACGAGAGTTTTCCCAATCCCTTTGTAACTGCATCCATTGTGCTAGAGATTTCTCCTTCAAGATCTTTGATCTCTCCTTTTCGTCTGGAGGTATTTGCATTTGATTGCTCCTGTAAATTAGCAATGAGGTTTTGTTGCATCTCAACCTTGTTCTTGGCAAGGTCAACTTTATACTCACACTCTCTAAGATTTTCTCTAACAACCTTTACCTTATCTTTGAGTAAGGTATTCATGGTAGAGAAGATACGAATATCTAGGAGATCTTCAATAACTTCTCTACGATTAGGGGGTGTAAGTTGCATGAATGGAACGAAGCATGATGATCCTAAGATCACCACCTGAGTAAATGATTTATAATTCAACCTCAGTATGCTTTGCTCCAGATGTTTTTGCTGCTCATTCATAGCTGCTTCTTGGGAAAGCATTGAACCATTAAGATAAATTTCAAACAACGTAGGTTTAAATCCACGTCGTATCATATAGTCACGAGAACCAATACTAAATTCAATCTCAACGAGCAGATCCTTTTCGTTAACCGCATTCACTAGTTGTGCTTTGGTTATCTTACGAAAAGGTTTGTTGAATAAACCGAAACAAATAGCATCCAAGAATGTGGATTTACCTGCACCGTTTGATCCAACTATCAGAGTAGCAGGACTTGCATCTAACTGTATTTCACTAAAGGCATTACCAGTTGAAAGAAAGTTCTTCCAACGAACAGTTTTAAAAATAATCATTCAGACAAAAATTATTCCCTAGGGGGTACTACTATATCATCAGGAGTGACAACATAATATTCGTTACCGCTAGTGACACAAGCTTGAATAATCTC